TGAAATTCAAAAAACAATCCACTTGCCGTTGAATTATATCAGTAAGGTGATTAATTATTATTTAGAAAATAAATGTGTAATTGTAGAATCAAAAATGAATTCATTATAAAAAATCACAAAATGAGGGAAACCGTAAAAAAATTAAAAATAAAATGATAACCTTTAAAAATTATTCAATCAGTTCTTTAAAATTAATTTCTAATGCAGTACAAATTTTAAAAAGCGTTCCGATGGTGGTATTTATTTCACCACGTTCAATGCGCCCGATTTGGCTTACAGGAATATTGGCATCGTAAGAAAGCAAAACTTGCGAAATTTTTTTCGACAGTCTTTTGGCTCGAAGTTTTTCGCCTACTGATTTTATAAACTGCTTTTCGCTTTTATTGTTCACACAACAAAATTGCAACAGTATTTTAAAACAAAATAACGCATATATGACTTATATCATATTTTAAGAAAAAATAAAGAATCATATTTACACACTAAATATCAAATGAAACCAACACAAGATCAAGTCAATTCCGTTCCTTTTCAATACGCCACTGATGTTTTATCCGGCAAGATAATCACCGGAAAATGGATCCAACTGGCAGCACAACGTTTCTTCGATTGGATTGAAACGGCCGAAGCGGATGGCTACGAATTAGATCATCGCCAGGGAATGTTTGCCATTGATTTTTTTCCTAAATTTTTAACACATACAAAAGGACCTTTGGCAAAACTGAAGCTTCCATTCGTATTATCGCCATACCAACAATTTACAATTTACAACATATTCGCCTGGATAAACACCGAAACAAAATTGCGCCGTATCAATTTCATTTATGAAGCTGTGGCGCGTAAAAACGGAAAAACAACACAGCTTTCAGGATTGGGTTTGTATTGTCAAGCGTTAGATGGTGAAGAAGGTCCTGAAATTTATGTAGGTGCCACAAAAGAAGCACAAGCCAAAACGCTTTGGGAACAAGCGTATTCCTTTGTCGATAAATCGTTGCTGTTGCGCACATTGGGTTTCCGTAATACGCAACGCGAAATCCGTTTTTCACACACATCCGGTGTGTTTCGGTTTTTGGGTGGTGATAGTAAGACTTTGGATGGTTTGAATCCTTCGGTGGCTTTGATTGACGAATACCACGCACACAAAGATGATTCTGTTCGTGAAGTTCTTGAATCGGCGATGGGTGCCAGGGATAATCCATTGGTTTATATCATCACAACGGCTGGTTTCAACCTGAAATCATCCTGCAAATTAGCCGAAGATTCGTATAAAGACATCCTTTTGGGCCTGAATAAAGACAATCACACCTTGATTATGATCCATCAAATGGATGAAAATGACGATTGGGAAGATGAATCCAACTGGATAAAAGCGAATCCAAATATGGAATACAACACCACATTGCTCGATTTTATGCGCCGTGAGTACATAAAAGCCGTAAATCAACCTTCAAAAATACCCAATTTCAAAACAAAATCGTTGAATATGTGGGTGGATGGTGCCAATGTTTGGATTCCTTCTGAAATTTGGAAACAAAATGACATTAATTTTAACCAGGACAAAAGCAAACCACGTTTGGCCGTTGATTTTGATAAATTTTTGAAATTTGGTTCGTATTCCGGATTAGATTTATCAACTACCACTGACATCACCGCCTTCGTGGTTTTATCGGAACCCGATGATGAAGGGATTCGATATTTGAAACCGTTTCTTTTTTGTCCTGAAGATACCATCGAAAAACGGTCCAAAGAAGATCAGGTTCCATACAGGTATTGGAAAAATGCGGGTTTCCTACATTCAACACCAGGGAACACGGTCGATTATGATGTGATTGAAGATTACATTCGAAAATATTATCCAATATTAAACATCAACCGGATTGAAGTCGATTCCTGGAACTCAAATTCCATCACAAATCACTTGGTTGAAGAAGGATATGATGTTTCAAAGTTTTCGCAAACCATCACCACCTATTCACATCCAACAAAGGTTTTCGAAAAATTGTGTTACGATGGCAAAATCAAACACGATGGCAATCCGGTAATGGAATGGATGCTTTCAGGCTGTGTGACCATCGAAGATCACAATGAAAATGTAAGAATATCGAAAGGAAAATCACACGCGAACGGCAAGCGTATTGATGGAATTATTGCCGCAATTATGGCTTTGGGTGGATCGCTATCGCCTAAAGAAGAACAATCAAAATATAGTAAACCTATGGATGAAGCTGAATTTTATATTTAAAAAAAAAACATCAAAATGAGGAAAGCCGTAAGGATTATAAAAATTAATTTCGGGCTTTAAATTATTGATAATTATCACGTTTTAGATTAAAAATAAATAACAACCTTTACATAACATTAATTTAATAAAAAAAACATCTTATGAATCAAATTGAATCCCCCAAAATCACTGATTTAGACCAATTACTGAACGAAAACAAGATTATGCGACAACTGGCGCGGCGGCAAGGTTTCTTTGAATACTATTTTGCCGAATGTAAAAACTACAAAACAAATCACGCGGCCTTTGATGCGGTCAATGATTTGTATTTCGAACTCTTTGGCGAATATCGATACAGTGATTTTAATGTTTTCAAAAACGCTAACTGGCACCAAAACAAAAAAAAATAATATGAAAATCATCCTGATAATACTATCAACATTCGTGTTGGCATTGCTCACCAGTGCCTTATTTGAATTAAAATTTATAGCACAAAATCCGGTCCGGTATGGATTGATAGTTTTGCTGATCCTGGTCGAACTCGCCACGGCTTTCTTTTATATAAAATCTGAAGTACAAAAATTAAATTAAAAATAAATGTCAAAACTCAAAGCTGATAACATCGCAAAAGCCATTCGCCAATTACCAAAAGCAAAAACCTATCCACCGGAAACAATAACGGTCCTGGTCGAAAAGGTGAAATATGTTTTTCATAAAAATGAAAATGAATGGTATTTCGTAATCTAAAAATAAAAATCCTGATCTAATCAGGATTTTTTTTTACCCAACACCCAACACCCAACACCCAAAACCTATATAATTAAATAGTTTGAAATTCAAACCAACCACAATAAACCATAATACTAATTTTACCACATAAATTATTTTTATGTCGTTAAATCAGGCGTTTTCTTCAATGTTTGCTACACGTTCATCTGATGCTTCAGGGGGTGTTTCTTTTGTTGGTTTTTCGGGTTTATTCGACACGGCCGCTTCAGGAACCAAAGCAAACGAACGTACTTCGTTGATGCTTTCGGCTTTTTACAATGGGGTGAATCAGTTATCAAACGACATCGCAAAGCTTCCGAAAGCAGTTTATAAAAAAGACCAGGATCAAATCAATCGTTTTTCTGAACATCCGGTAAATTATCTTATTTCACAACGGCCAAACGATTTGATGAACGCTTTCGATTTTTGGAAAATCATCGAATATTCTAAAATCGTAAAAGGAAATGCCTATGCCGAAATCATTCGAAATAAAGTTAGTGGCCAAATCACCAGCTTAATTTTTCGTTATCCTGATGATGTTTCGATTTATACTAATAATGATAAATTATTTTACAAATACAAATCACGAAATATTGCGGCCGATGATATGTTGCATTTCAAAGGGTTCACATTCGATGGAATTGTAGGTGTGGGAGTGATCACATTTGCTGCAAAGCAATTGGGAATTTCATTGGATTCGCAAACCTTCCAACAGGAAGTGTATAAAGATCGCGGTTTGGGTTATGGTGTTATCGAAAGTGATATTGCTGTAAATCCGCAAAACAAAAAAATGCTCGAAGATGGCTTTGCTGCAAAAATGTCATCCGGTTCAAAATTCCGTGTTCCAATGCTGGATGAAGGAATGAAATACAAATCCATTTCGATTACACCGGTTGAAAGTCAATTCCTAGAAACAAATAAAAATGGCGTGATCGAAGTGTGTAGATGGTTGAACATCGCGCCGCATAAATTGAAAGAATTAGGCAATGCCAATTATTCAAACATTTACCAGCAATCTATCGAACACGTTCAGGATTCTGTTTTGCCTTCGGTAGTAGCAAACGAACAGGAATTAAACAACAAACTTTTCGACAAAAAAGAAGCTGGTATTATTTACACCAAATTCAATATCAATTCCTTATTGCGTGGTGATCTTCAAATGAAGAAAGAGTATTACACCGCTGCAATCTATTCCGGATATATGACCAGGAACGAAGTGCGCGCACTCGAAGAATTAAACCCAATCGAAGGATTGAATGAAGTGCTTCAACCGGTCAATATGCAAGCTTTATCAATCGCAAATCTAAACGAAATACAAGATGGAAATAGTACTAAATAAACCGGTAATACGTGAAGCGGTGGTTCGCGCTTTGAGTGATGCAAACAAAGATAACCGCGAAGCTGAATTCGTGATCTCTACTGAAGCGGTTGATTCGTATGGAACCGTTTTTCGTGCTGATGGTTGGGATTTGAAACGCTATAATGCGAACCCGATTGTGTGTTTCCAACACCGTTCATCATCTGATAATCCTGATATGATATTAGGAACATCAACGGTTCGATTAGAAGATAAACAACTGATCGCCACAGTACGATTCGAAGCTGCTGAAGATAATCCACTAGCTGAAAAAGTTTGGCGAAAAGTAAAAAACGGAACATTAAGAATGGCAAGTGTGGGAGCAAGTCCAACGCGTGGCCATTGGGGCGAAAAAGCCGCTGGCGAAGATCCTGAAGTATTGTATTTTGATTCATCTGAATTATACGAATGGTCCATTGTTTCTATGGGTTCCAATCCGGATGCCTTAAAAAGAAACGATGAAACAATGGAAGCGATTCGCGCCACAATCATAAAAGAAATACCGGTAATTGAAGCGCCGGCAACAAAAACACGTTCAACACGTGATGCTCAATTAATTATTAATTCAAATTCATTAAACAAATGAAAAAATCCGATTCTTTAAAAATCGAGCGTGCCACAAAGTTGGATGCTCAAAGAACACTGGTTACTGCGGCCAAAACTGCAAACCGTGAAATGACCGATGCTGAAAACGCATCATTTGATGTATTGCAAAGCGAAATCGAATCGCTTGATGTAAACATCACAAGATCTGAAAAATTCGAAGCTAACGAATTGGCTTTTGCTGCTTCAAATGCTGGTGCTGCTGCTTCTACTTCTGAACAAAGAGAAGAAAACAAAATCAAAAAAGCATTCTCGATTATGCGTGCGATTCGTTTGGCTAAACCTGGACAAATCCTTGATGGTGTTGAAAAAGAAGTTCACGAAATGGGAACTGCCGAAAACCGTTCTGCTCAAATTTCAAATGAAGAAGGTGGTTTCAACCTTCCATTGTCTTTTTTACGTGCTACACAACAAACTGTTTCACAAGATTCAGGTTCTTATGGTGGTGCTTTGGTGCAAGATAGCGCATTAAGAATTGTTGATGCTTTCAGACCGAAATTATTCTTGGAATCTTTAGGTGCTACATTTATCACTGGTTTAACTGGGGGCGATGTTCCTTTGATTGTAAACAGTGATTTCACAATGGAATTCCTTGCTGAAGGTGCTGCATTGACACCGCAAAAGAAAACCTATGCTGGTCCTTCTTTAAGTCCTAAACGTGCCGGTGGTGCTGTTGATATTTCAAACAGATTGTTAATGCAATCCAGTGTTGATGTTGAATCAATGATTATGAACGGACTTCGTAACGGTTTCACACAATTACTTGAAGGTGCTGCAATTAATGGTGGTGGTGGTACTGCTCCAACTGGTTTATTGACTTATAGTGGAATCAATCAATCTGCAACCGTGGCTTCTGCTGCTGCAACTTACGCACTTTGTCTTGAATTACAAGCGTTGATTGAAGCTGATGATGCAACTGAAAAATCATTAGGTTATTTGATGTCACCAAAATTGAAAGCATTCTTAAAACAAATCAAAAAAGATGCTGGAAGCGGAATCTTTGTTTTTGCTGATGGCAAATTAGATGGTGTAAATGCTATTGCAACTTCTTTGGTTCCAGCTTTAGCGGCCGGTGCAAATGAACCGTTAATTTATGGTGATTTCAGTCAAATGACTATTGGTCAATGGGGTGCAATCAACATTAAAGTTGATCCTTATACACAACAAATTTCTGATAGTGTAAGATTGACATTGAACACACACGCTGATATGCAAATCGCAAATCCTAAAGCGTTTGCAATAAGCAAATTCTTAACTGCATAAGATGGCAAAGGTTAAAAAATCAATCCCGGTGGAAACGCCGGGATTTATTAAAATAAAGGTTTTAAAATCGTTAGCTGGTAAGTTTTTATTACCGCAAAACGAAGGTGCAATTCTTGAACTTCCTGAAGCGCAAGCCAACGAAATCGTTGAAAGCGGTTTTGGTGAGTTTATAAAATAAAAAACTATGGTTACAAATGTAAATTTTACACCGGCAACACTCGAAATTGTTTCTTTGGCAAAAGCTAAAAAACAACTTCGCCTGGAAACATCCTTCACTGATGAAGATGATTTAATTCAGGCTTATATTGATGCGGCTGTAATTGCTTCTGAAAATTTTATTGGCGGCCACATCCAGCAAAAGGATATGGTGCTTTCAATGGATTCGTTTGATTCGCCTATCGAGTTTGAAGCGTTTCCGATGCAAAGTATTACTACTGTAAAATATTATCCTGCTGATGGATCTGCTGAAGTAACAATGAGTAATACACTATACAAATTAACAAAGCTGAATGACAAAGTGTATTCGCTTCGATTTGTAAATGATACACCTGAAGTTGATGATCGTTTCGATGCGGTGACGATTACAATTGTAGTAGGGTTTTTAGTAAATAAAACACCTAAACCAATACTGCAAGCTATATTGTTGCAAGTCGCTGATATGTACGAACGCCGTGAAGATCGTTCTGAAGTGTTTGGCACCACTGCAATGGCTTTATTAAGACCTTATAAAAGATACTAATGGAAAAAACACCTTTCATTGGCCAAATGGACAGATTGATTTCAATAGTTGAAAACGTAAAAACACGAAATTCTACTGGCGAAGAAGAAACAACCGAAGCTGTTGTGGCAAGTCCTTATGCGCAAATGACTGATGTTTCAGGAAATGAAGATATTGAAGGCAAAGTAAGGCATTTAATAAATAGGACCTACATCATCCGGTACAATCAAACAGTAAAAGCGAAAGCTAATGCGTTGATAATTATCGATGATTCAAAAAAATACGATGTATATCACATCAAAGAAATAGGCCGAAAAAAGTACTTGGAAATATTGGTAAAAGATTATGAATAATGGCTGGATTAGCAATTGAAGTTGAAGGTTTTGAAGAACTAAAAAGAAAAATTATTCTTTTAGGATCGGACAAAGATAAAAAGCGCGAAATGCTTTTGATACTTCGGCAAATTGCAAAACCTACGTTATCAACAGCAAAAGTACTGGCACCAATTTCAAAGAAAATACACAAAGCACGTGGCGTGACAATATCGCCTGGGAACTTGAAAAAATCTTTGGGATTTATTACCGGTAAAAATAACAATCCAACAGTGTATGTTGGTGCAAGGGCAAAAGGACCGAACAAAGGTTGGTATGCCAATTTTGTTCACGATGGAATTAATATTTACAATAAAGGGTTCAAGCGTAAGCATACAAAAGGGGCAAATGCTGCTGGTGTAAAATCCCGAACCGTTGGGAATCCGTTCCTGGCGAATGCTTATGATTCAACAAAAGGAATTGTTACAGCTGATGCTGAACGCCGAATGGCAAATTTTATGCAACGCCGAATCGATAAATTGAAATAATATGCTTGAAATATCCGAAGGTTTATCTGCTTTTTTAGCCACACAAACCGTGTTTACTACGGCAATGGGTGCAAAGCTTTCGCCAATTGTAGCACTACCGGAAACCGCGTTTCCTTTCGCTACATATAGAATAACCGAACAATCCATTAGTTCCTATGATGGAACCGCTGGAACGGTCCAATTGTATTTTTGGTATGGACCAAAAGAATATAAAAAATGCGCACAATTTACAGATGCAATGAAGGCTGTAATTGATGGTAAAGACAATTACCAGTGGCAAAATTCATCGATTGATTTCATTGAAGAAAACCAATCGTTTGTGGGAATAATAAATTTTAGTACAAATTAATAAATAAAAAAAAGATGGCAGTTTCAACAATTTACAAAGGTAAAAACCTTCGATTTTCCTTCGATGGAAAAACGCTTTATCACGCAACTTCTTGTAAGTTGTCGTTATCAACTAAACTGGAAGCAATAGCAACCAAAGACACAAACGGAACCGTTTCGACACCTTCGAATTACGAATGGAGTTTATCGGCTGATGCGCTTGTAGCAAACAAACCTTCAGGATCTTCAACACAAGAAGGGTTTATGGATTTGGTGGCTTTACAGCTTGCCGGAACAGAAATCGAAGTAGAATTCACCACAGGTGAAATAGGTGATTTTGTATTGACTGGAAACGTTTATATTGAATCTAGTGACATCACTGCCGAAACTGGAAACAGTGTTACCGGTTCATTCAGCTTCAAAGGGAATGGTGATTTGGTTAAAACAACCGGTGCATAATGTCAATCATTCAAATTAAAAACAAAACTTTCAAGCTGAAATTCGGCTTGAAAGTTTTTCGTTTATTGGGAACCGCTTGGAACACACCCACACTGAACGCAACAATGGCACGATTCACTTGTTTGCAAACCTTATCTGATGATTTATCCTTTGAACAATTGGATGTGATTACAGATTTAATTTTGGCAGCAGTCCAGGCGAATGAAGAAAACACTGAAATCCTTACGCGTGATGAAATTGACGATATGATTTTATGTGACACACCCACAATGATGAATGTGATTGAAAAAGTATTAATTGGATTCACAGAATCATTACCAAAGAATGATCCGGGAAAGTTGCCAGCCGTGAAGAAAGCGGCGAAGAAATAAAGGACCGCACCTGGGATCAGATTGAAGAATTAGCATTGGGTGAAATAGGATTGACCGTTGATTATTTTTATAGTTTAACACCACGGCAATGGTCCAACACTGAAAAAGGATATTATGCCAAAGAATTAATCCTGACGAAGGATCGCTGGATTCAAACCCGAAAAGTAATGTGGGCGGTTTTGATGCCAAACGCTAAAAACTTAAAAGAATCTGAAGTACTTTCTTTTCCTTGGGATGCTGAAAATAGTATTGAATTTACGGATGAAGATCACCAGGCGTTATTAGATGAAGTCGAAAAAGTAAAAGCTTTTTATGATGCAGTCGATGCAAAAAAAGCAACGGCCAAAACTGAAAAGTGGGATCTTAAATAGTTTGAAATTCAAACCAAACCAAAACAACTACTATTATATTTTTACATCATAATAAAATAACAAAAATTCTGGGGAGCGTTTTATATTTAGTTGCATTTTTTGGTTTTAAATTAGGGAAAAAATCCGGTGCTGAAACACTGGATTTTTTTTTACCCAACACCCAAGACCCAACACCTAAAACCTTTAAAAATAGTTTGAAATTCAAACCACCTAAAACGCACTGTAAAACTATTTTTACATAACTTTAAAAGCGTTTCAATGGCTTCATTAGCGAGTATTAACATAAAATTTACTGCTGATTTAAAAGGCTTTTCTACCGAAATGCAAACGGCTTTGCGTCAAATCGACAAAGCTGGAAAACAATTCCAACAAATAGGTCGCACAATGTCCACATTTGTGACATTGCCTATTCTTGCCGCTGGTGCTGCTGCTGTGAAATTCGCTTCAGATTATAACGAATCTTTAAATAAAGTTGACGTTTCTTTTAAATCATCATCCGCTGAAGTAAAAAGCTTTGCAAAAACATCATTAGAATCATTTGGTATTGCTGAAGGAACCGCGCTTGATATGGCTTCGGCATATGGTGATATGGGAACATCGATGGGTTTAACTACTGGTCAAGCGGCTAAAATGTCCACTTCATTAGTGGGATTAGCTGGTGATTTAGCATCGTTTAAAAACATATCAATTGATGTGGCAAACACTGCAATTTCTGCAATCTTCACCGGTGAAACGGAATCTTTGAAGAAATTAGGAATTGTAATGACTGAAGTTAATTTGAAGCATTTTGCAATGGCTTCAGGTATCAAAAAGGCGTATGAGCAAATGACACAGGCTGAAAAAGTGCAATTGCGTTACAATTATATTTTATCGGTTACAAAGAATTCGCAAGGCGATTTCATAAGAACGCAAGGTGGTGCGGCAAACCAAATGCGAATCTTTCAGGAATCTTTGAAACAATTGGCACAACAATTTGGATCTATTGTTTTGCCATTGTTTACAAAAGTAGTTACATCTTTAAATGGAATGGTGAAAGGGTTTGGCGATTTATCTGTGGGCGCAAAAACAACGATTGTTGTGGTTGCTGGAATCGCTGCTGCAATAGGTCCATTATTATCCGGGATAGGTGGTTTATTAACTTTCATTCCTACATTGGTAACAAAGTTTACTGCTTTAAATGCTATTATTTTAGCAAATCCATACATTGCTGCTGCTGCTGCAATTCTTGCTGTGGGTACTGCGATTTATATTTTTTCGAAAAATTCAAAAGAAGCGGTTAGTGGTCAAGTGCAATTAAATGATGCTGTAAAAAAAGGAAATGAAAATGCAGCGAATGAAGTCACTACTTTAGATAAATTATATAAATCAGCTACGAATGTAAAATTATCAATTAACGAACGCAAAAAAGCGGTTGATGAATTACAGACTTTATATCCGGCTTACTTCAAAAACATTGATGATGAAGCGATAAAAAACGGCACTGCAAAGAAATCCTATGATGATTTACGTGATGCTATTTTTAATAAATCGCGTGCTGCTGCAATTGATAACCAATTACAAACGAATGCAAATGATCGCATTCAAAAAGAAATTGATTTACAAGATAAATTAATAAAAGCGCGTGCGGTTTTAGCTGACACACAAAAAAACGCAAAAGACACGCAAATAAGTACTGGAACAGGAACTGGTGACACTTATTTTTCAAGTCGTAAACAACAAATTGATGCTGCTGCTTTATCGTTGAAAAATGCAAAAAGCGAATTAGCGCAATTCACTTCTGAAGCTTTAAAACAAGATTCAACTTTATTAAGTGCTAAACAAGAATATAATTCGAAAACTGGAAAACTTGCCGAAAACGAAATCATAGTCAATGGTGCTGTTGCTGGTTCGATTGGTGGTATTGGAAAAGCACAAGAAGTTTTAAAAGTTGGAACCGTTGGTTTCTACGAAAAGCAAATCGCAGACCTTAAAAAACTACAAACCGAAAGTGCAACAACTGAAGCACAATTTTATACACTTGGAAATGCGATTGCAACCATACAAACAAAGATTGATGCTTTGGCTGTTGGTAAAACTGATCCTTTAGGATTAGAATCTATTTTGCCACCGGAACAAGTGATTTCAATATTAGGTGGATTTGATGCTTTGGTTGCTGGAATGCAAGCGAAAGCCGGTGGTTTACAATCAGTATCAGAACAAATGAAAGCCACTGTGATTGATTTATCAGCGGTGGTAAGTGAATCGGTTAATGAATTGGCGGTGAATGTAGCTGCTGGACTTGGTGAAGCGATTGGTGGTTTAATATCAGGAACATCATCAATGGGTGATGTAATAAGTAATATACTGGGAATGATTGCTGGTTTTATGAAGCAATTGGGTTCGCAAATGATTGCTTTAGGGATGGCAAAAATTGCCTTCGATAAACTTAAATTTTCGGGATGGGGTGCTGTTGCTGCTGGTATTGCTTTGGTGGCATTATCTGCGGTGGTTCAAGGCACGTTGGGTAAATCATCAAAACAAACCGGTCGTTATGAAAATGGTGGTATTGTAGGTGGATCATCTTTTTACGGTGATAAAATATTGGCACGTGTTAATTCCGGTGAATTAATATTAAATCAAAACCAACAATCAAAGCTTTACGGAATGATGAATTCAGGTGGTGAAAGCGGTTTTGTTTCTTCTACAAAAATACAAGGATCAGATATATTAGTGGTAATCGAACGTGCAAACGCTCGTAAAAACCGAATAGGATAATGAGTTATTACATTGACATCATCAACACTACATCATCATTAACACAAGTGGTGGTTGAGAACGCTTCAGCTTCAGGGATTGTCCTGAAGTGGAACGGTGGTGATACTAAAGATGGAATGTCGATTGTAACCAGTGAATTCAATTTTGATATGCTTTCGACCACTGCTGATGACGCTGCTTTCATTGGTTTTTTTACCGGTGACGAACATAAATATAAAGTATTGGTCAAAAATAGTGTTGATGATGCTGTGGTTTGGACTGGTTATGTATTGCCTGATTTGTATTCTGAACCGTATAAAAACGGATGTTTTTTTGTTTCGTTTACTGCTTCGGATGGTTTAGGCCGTTTGAAAGGAAAATATTTGCCGGATGAATATTACAGCCGCGAAAAATCGCTGATAGACATTTATTGTCAAATCCTGAAACTTACAGGAATCGAACTGGATCTGTATTTTCTTCCGGCTATTGAAAATTTCGTGAATAAAGATTGGAACACCATCTTTATCAACACGGAAAACTTTATTGATGGTAAAAAGAAAAAGGATGCTTATGCTATTTTAGAAACTTTACTAGAAGATACATTATGTGTGTGTTATCAATGTGATAATCGCTGGAATATCGAAGGAATCAATCAAAGAAATGTGCGTAATGTAACGTATAAAGTCTATGATGTAGATGGTGTTTTTGTTGAAAACGTGACTTATAATAGGTTGCTAAAAAATATTACGCCATTACAAACGCCGATAATTACTATTGTGCCACCTTATAACGAAATCACGGTAACGTATAAAAAGATTGCTCCTTCGCTTCCTAAAACAATCAGTAAAGAAGTAAATGATGGCTGGGCGATAACTACTGGTGTAAAAGGTGAAATTTATCCGAGTTCGTGGATGGCTAATGGTGATTATTATGCTAAATGCAAAACACCTGATTATTACTGTACGTTTTATAATTTGGCTTATATCGCTGGACTTGCAAGTAGTACAGAAGATGTTCAGGATGACAGCGCATATATTTCATTGCGTGAAAAAATATTTATTGCAGCCGGTCAAAAAATAAAATTTGCTTTCAAATTTATTATAAAAAGACCTGGTGTTACCACTGCAAATCCTTCGAATATGTTGTTGTGGAAAAATCCTTTCAAATATGAAATTATTTTCAATGGTGATGTGATTTATTCAAATTTCAGTGCAATTCCAGCAGAAATATCGGATGTCGAAAACGTGATTTTTAATGATTCGGCTGAAGCTGAAATTGCTATCGAACATATTTTTATACAAGAAGGCTTATTGGATATTCTTTTTTATGCGCCACCAGGAATAATGGACGATCATAAAATTGAAGGAATTATTATTAATTCGGCTGCCGTGGATGTAATTTCTTTTCAAGAAGAAGAAATTATTACTGATTTAATTTCGGGTGATTTTACTATTGATAAAGAAATTGAATTAACTTTTGCTGATGATAAATCCGGAGTTTCTGAAGGATTTCGTTTGGCTAAACTAAAAGAGCAAACTTCGTTTTTCAACGAATTAGAAATACCAATTTTATATTCTTTTCCTACGAACGCTAAACTATTAGTGGTACAACTCGAAGGTGCAAATTTAATAAAAGAAAATCTGTATAGTGTTTACATCGATGATGTATTGACAACCGTTTTAAATGTTTATTACAATTACAACAACGGAGAGCAAATGGTTGTCGAATTAGAAGATGATTATGTTTCGGGAGTTTTAACCGTGAAAAAATATGCTGTTGATGATGTTGTGGCTTCACGCAATCATTGGATCCAATGGACTGATGCTATTTATAAAATAGAAAACAGTTCGTATGGTCAAGTGGTGGCAAATATTTACCGAAGAATTTTCAATCAAGCTATCGAAAAAATTGATCTTACTTCGCTGGATGCTGTAAAATTCAATGACATCATTTTGTTTCGTTATGTGTACGAAAAGGATTTTTTTGTATTAAATACTTCTTGGAACCTAGATGAAAATAAATCCACTTTAACTTTAGGTCGAAGCCATTATAAAGATGCGAGTTCAACCGCGCCAGGCGATGATAATATTCCACCGATAGTTTTGGCTGGAAGTGATATTTATATTGAAGATGCAATTACAACGGCTTCGCTTCTTGCCACGGCTTTCGATCCTGATGGGTATATTGCTTCGCAAGTATGGACTAAAACCGTGGGTGGTGCTGGTGATGTAATTACAACACCTTCAGCTTTGGCAACAACCTTGACAAATCTTACTGAAGATTTTTATACGTATCAAATACAAGTTACTGATAGTAATAGCGCAACCGCTGTTGATACGGTGAATGTGATTCGTTTGAAAGATTATATTGTTAGTTTAGAATTGATTTCGCAAACAGATGATTCAGCAGATTTGGCTTATTCGAATATTGTAAGTCGATACCAATTAACAGTAACGCCAAATATTCCAGCGGAATTCACTTTGACTTTTACAGGAATCATCAAAGCGGTGATAAGTGTACTTGGTTTAGGCAATGGTTATTATGGAAATTTAGAATATAAAATAGAAAAAAACGGTGTAATAATTGAAAGTGCGGATGTTATTTCTACTACTTCAAACACATCAATCACCTTGAATTATCAAGCTGCTGATGATATATTTATTGACATTACCACAACAGCCGTTCGTGGAACTGCTAATGCTGGTGATTATGCAAATGTGTATGGTGCTATTATTATCAATACAGCAATAATTACCAACGGAGTGGGAACTATTTTAGGATTACCGGTTGAAGAAGGCCAAACTGTAAGTGTAATTTCAGAATAATGGAAACAGATATACAACGAATAGGAGTTGGAAATGTGAAGTTTCCTTCTGTAAAAGAATCGAAAGTAACACCACCAAAGTTTTACTTTTCGTTTGATAGCGAAGAAGTCACGTTTGATTCGACTGAAAATACATTCGACCAACAATAAAATAAACAAACTATGTTACAAAACCTTAATTTAGGAACTACATCGAACGATAAAACCGGAACACCCGCAAAGCAAGCCGGATTAATTATCAATAATAACTTCGCTTATCTAGATACTAGAATCACCGCGCAATTAGTTGATAGTACAATTATAAACGAAGTGACCACTTCTTCAGCCATACCATCAACCGGAAACATTCACGCGATTGGTGTTGGACCAGGAACGTACACAAATTGGGGTGGGATGGTTGTTCCTGCAAACAATATTGGAACACTGCAAAGAGTTGGATCTACTTATTCAGTGAGTTTAACCGCTATTGATTTAACTTCAAAAGTAAACGTTTCGGATGTAATTGATGATTTTAATTCTAGCGAAACAGTAAAGCCGGGTTCTGCTAATAATGATAGGTTGTTAAATGAAAAAATAGAAAGTTTAAAACTTCAATCTTTTCCTTTTGAATATAGCGGTGGAGTTGCAAATGGTGCAACTTATTTAGATAAAGTTTTTACAATTCCAACAGGTCAAACGGGCGAAAACTCAAACTTTTCATTTAATAAATTACCTATCGATGTTTCAAAATATTTTGTAGATCAGGAAATTATATTTAAATTTTCTATTACTGTAAGTAAATTTTCAGTTTATACAAACGCAATCGCTTTACAGGTTCAAAAATGGATTTATCCTGCTGACTATGTTTCGAATATAGGAGTTACTCCTGATAGTGTTGCCGAAGAAATTATAGGCATAACTAAAAAATTTACTTATACCTATAAAAGAATTTTAACGCAGTCTGACATTGATAATTCTAACTATTACAGATGTTTAATTTTCTTGGGAAGCACCACGGCTGTTTCCGAAACCGTAACTGTTACTGTTGGGGATATTGAAGTTTTAGAAGCGTTTGATATAAAAGGTAGAATAGGATTGACTGAAAGCGATTCAGTTGTTACAAATCAAAGAATTGACGATTTAAGTAATGAAATTTTAATTTCTACCGATGGTGTTGCTAATTATTATGCTCTAGGTTCTGCCACAAATGGGGCGAGTGCAATAACTAATGGTTATTCTATTCCAATTGCAAGTAACGGAAGCGGTTCTTATTTCACTATTTTACCAACGGTTTTATCATTGAATGCAAATGCTTTTTTAAACCAAAAACTGTATTTTAATGTAGTTGTAAAATTTACTAATTATCTACAATTATCAAGTATTCCAACATCTTTTTTACTTCAAAGGTGGAGTGGGGGCGGTTTTGTTTCTGCTGGGATTTCGCCGACATTAAACACTTTTTCCGATGCTGTTGTAGGGGCTAATTTAACACGTACTTACGCTTTTGAATGGATAGTTACACAATCAGACTTGGATAACTCTTATGGTTATTCTGCTTACTTACAACTTTCAAATGCTAATGCGGTTGCAAGTGTTGTGAACGTGACAACCGAAAGTTATTCCATACAAAGTAGCAATAGCGTATTAAATGAAATTGATTTACTAAATCAAAGAGTATCTATTATTGATGGAAATACTTATGTGACAAAAACCGTAAGAAGATTTGGAACGGTTGGAGTTGATTGTGACTATACAGGCAGACGAGCCGTTCAAGATTGTATTGATGCTATTACCGATGCAAGTGGAGCGAAACAATATATTGTTAAAATAATTGGAATTTTTGAAGCTACACAATCAAGCCATTTTGATAAATCGGCTGGTGGTCAGCTTTCGTTTATTTTATTAAAACCATACATTCATTTGATTGGAATTAATAAAGACGATTCTCAAATTGTTGGATTTTTACCAAATAATTTAACGACTGGTTTTGCTTATCAAAACTATCAAACGGTTAGACACGACATTGATAATTCACGAATTGAAAATATAACTATTACAGGCGAAAACTTACGTTACCCATTGCATATTGATGGCGGTCGATTAGGTTGTAAAGATTATATTCAAAATTTTAAAAGTTGTAAAATTTGGCATAAAGGAAATACAGGTGATGCGCTTTCGGTTTGGGTTGCAACAACACCATTTGGATTAGGAATGTCAGATGGTCAAGAAATTACTTTAGAGGATTGCGAAATCAAAGGAAAAGTTTTTGCAGGATACGTTCACACAAATGAAAGTTTTACAAAGCCTTCTATTCTAAAATATATCAGAACAAAAATCAATCACAACGAAAAGGTTTTAAGGGTTCAATCTCTTGGCTCGGGAGTTCGTGATCAATTTATTTTGCAAGATTGCGTTTTTGATTTTGGTTCAATCAACTATGACAATTCGCCTTGGATTCCAGAAGAATTAATAAATCAAAGAGCCGACCACGCAGAAATTGAAGTCGTAATAAATAATAATCCAATTGCTTTTGATAATTCAGGAATAACAGGAAAAGGATTGAGAATTAAATCTAAATCTACCGGGGCAAGTTCAACGGTTACATTTGACCAAACTTCAACAGCTTTTAATTTAATCATCGGAAATTCAAATGAATCTATTGAAATAATCAACCGATATAATCGTAAACAAATTTATGGTTATCAAAGAGCAGTGGGCGGTCAAGGATTAAAAGGTTATGCTATTGGTTCTTTAGATATTGCTCAATATTTAGTTGGAATTTCTAGTGATAAATATATTGGTGCATTAGGTAAAAGGCTTGGAAATTGTTCCGTAGTAAACAAAACTTTAACTGTTATAGTTGATGGAACTTCTTATAATATTGTTTTCGATAAAAACTACAACGGAACAGCAAATACAGTTGCGCCAAACTTTTCAAATACTACAATTATTGCTGAAATAACAGCTGTTATTGGTTCGGTTGCTGATGTGGATGAATATGTAGTAGGTCAGGATTATTACCCACAATTCAACAATGTTTATCAAATGACGAATGCCGATACTACGGAAGTTCTATCGGGAATGGGAGTTGTTTTTACAGAAAGAAAAACATTTAGAAAAGCACTAAATAGCGATGGATATATTGATGGTGTTTGTTTAGACGATGGAATTGTAGGTGCTGAATGCAGAATTATTACAGCAGGGGAAATTAATTCTGAATTATCAGGTCAAAGATTTTCAACCAAAGAAGTTGTTGCCTA